GAACATGCTCAAGGACGACCTGAACGGGCGCCTTGACCGCCCCGGCGCGATCCGCTACCCCGAGCACCTGCCAGATGCGTTCTTCACCGAGCTGTGCGTCGAGCAGCGTGACGAGAAGGGCTGGACCGCCGCGAAGGGCCACCGGCAGGAGGCGTGGGACTTGCTCTACTACACGATCGGGGCCTGCGTGCATCTCAGCGTCGAGAACTGGGACTGGGCGCACGCACCGACCTGGGCACTGCCTTACGACCAAGGCAACGCGCTGGTCAGCGAGCCAGAAGCGGAAAAGCCCCGATACGCCCGTGTGTCAAATAGCTTTACAGGCGTGGCGGACTTTGCTAAACTTCTTGCATCGTAACCAAGCAGGAGAAGTGCCATGTGTGGATGTAAAGGCAGGATTGAAGCGGAACTGATAAAGGAACTTCGGGCAGGGCACCCGGATGCTACCGACCACCAAGTATGGCTCACGAGCTATATCCCTAAATATGACGAGGAAAGAAAAGTCTCGGAGGAAGTGCCTTACATGACCGCGGACTTTAGGACACTACGGGTGGGGGAGGGTAAAGTCGGAAGGGGGCGTTGGAAGACAGATAAGATGCTCGTGAGTATTAACTTCTGTCCGTTCTGCGGCGAAAACTTGCACATGAAGAGCGGATCGTGACCGAGCAGGAGAATCAGCATGATTGAAATCGAAAAGTACGCCCGAGCCGCCGCATCTACCGCGCGGACCCCACCGAACTCCCCGGCTCGCCGCGCTGCACTGGAAGTCGAGAACGCCGCGCGTGTTGCGGCCGAGCAGTTCGCTGCCAACCGGGAGCAGCGCATCGCCGACCTCGAAACCAAGGTCGACACGCTCAAGCGGTTGCACGATGCGGCTACGGCCGAGCGCGACGAACTGGCGCACGGGCATCGATCACAGCACGATGCCGACAGTGCCGAACTGCGCCGCGTGTGCGCTGACCGGGATGCAGCGCGGAAAGAGCGCGACGAGCTGCGCGCACAGATGCACATCGTCAATTCCGAGCGGGCAGAACTGGCGGATGGGATGGGCGCATTGCGCGCACGGCTGGCGGAGATCGAGGGGCAGAAGCTGGCGTCACCAAAAGTGGCGCCCAGCCAGACGGCCGGCATGTCTATGGCGCAACGCATCCTGCATGTCGGTGGGCGGAACAACTCCGCCGGCTACGTCGAATTCGGCAGCGTGCAGGCGGTTGAAGCGCTGGTGCGGCAGGCACTGCGAGATGCCAATCTCCACTATGCCCACCTCATCCACGCGATCCCGGACGGGTGGAAGCTGATGGCCGTGGATTGCGACATCGGTACGCTGCCGGTGCAGATGCTGCATGACGGGCTGACTGAGTGCGAGTGGATGCGGGAGGGCGGGCGATGATCTGGCTTGGGTGGTACGAAGAGCGGTACGTGCCGATCGCGGGATGTGCATCGATCTGCGGCCGATGGGAGCGACAGCCGGTGACCGCAGCAAGCAAGGAGGCGCAGCGATGAGCTGGCTACTTGATCCGCTGACGCTGCCGACGTGGTTGGTGATTGTGATTCAGTGGCACGGCATTGCACTGGGCGCATGGTGTATGTGGGTGAACATGAAACTACGGGAGATAGGGTGATGAGCAAGACCGCGCGAACTGATGGCCAATGGCAAGTTGACTGCGACATCAACGGCGTACCGATCTGCATCGGTCGGCCGCTGTCACTGCCGCGCTATGACATCCCGAAGCTTGACGAGTGCCGGGCGATCGTGGCGCCGCTTATTGAGGCCCTGAAGCAACGCGTCACCGGCCATCCGCCGGGAATGCTGCAGGACGACAGCCGTGAGCTGACAGCGTGGCTCTCCGGCAGGGCTGACGCAATGCAGCGCGCTCGGGAGGCTGCCGCCAAGATCCGGGCTGATCGCAACCCCACCCGTCAAGGCGTGTCCTCCGCACCGTAGTCAAGTTGCCCAGCGATCCGGTTCATCCAGCCGGCGCCGTGCAACTGCCAGTTGCTTAAGCGGGTCATGGACCGAATGCGGGCGGCCAGGAAGCGCATCAGCACGTCCGACTCATCCGCCCGCGCCAGCGCGGCGGCGCTCACCGGCCCCCAAGCCCCGTCGTCCGCCACGCCAAGCACCTGCTGGAGCTTGCGCACCGAGGCGTCGATCCCGGAGTTCACCGCGAAGTCGAACGCCTGGTAGCGCAGGGCCGGCGAGGTGAGGGCGACCCGGTCCCAGAAGTCGCGCCGGTAAATCACCTTTGCGCCGTCGCGGGTGAGGCTCTTGATGTCGAGATGCGGGTAGCTGCGCTTGCTGATACCCCACTTCGTTTCACCGCCGGGGTCGCCCTTGCCCTCGGTGTAGCCGCCCTCGTGGCCCAGCAGGCGGTCAAACGCTTTGTCAAAATCCACCATCTTGATCTCCTGTGCTGCCGTGGTACATTCGCGGCATGGCCACTCTATCACTCGCATCGCGGCTGGTCCAAGCCGAAGACGCCTACCACGCGATCATGACGGGTAGGCAAGCTCTCGTCGTCGTGGACCAGAACGGTGAGCGGGTCGAGTACAGCCGCACGAACGCGGCGCAGCTCGCGGCCTACATTCGCACGCTGAAGACGGAGATCGCCAATCCCACCGCTACGCCGGTCACCGGCCCGATGGGGATCTGGTTTTGAAGCTCCTCGACCAACACGGAAAAGAGATGTCCTTCGGGGGCGGGCTGGCCGGCGCCGAGCGCAACACGCGCGAGATGGCGACCTGGCTCCCCGACATGCGCCCGCCGGACGTGCGCTTCGGCCCGGACAAAGACCTGCTGGATGCCCGCACGCAAGACCGCATCGGCAGCGACGGGTTCGTGCAGGGTGCGGTCGACATCACCAAGGACTCTATCGTCGGCGCGGTGTACGTCTGCAACGCCCGCCCGAACGCGCTCGCCCTGGGCGCACCGGAGGAGTGGGCCGAAGAGTTCCAGCTTGCGGCCGAGACCAAGTTCAACCTGCTGGCAGACAGCGACAGTGCCTGGTTTGACGTGCGCCGCCGCAAGACCCTGACCGACATGGTGCGCTTGGCGGTCAGCACGATGATGGCCACGGGCGAGGTGCTGAACGTGGCCGAGTGGGTGCGCGAGGCGGGCCGCCCGTGCAGCACCGCCATGAACTGCTTGTCCCCCTCGCGCCTGTGCAACCCGCAGGACGGCGAAGACACTCTCACCCGGCGCCGCGGCGTCAACCTCCACCCGAAGTGGGGGTACCCGGTCAGCTACAGCATTCGCAATGGCCACCGGTTCGACCCTTACGTGGGCGCCGACATCTGGAACTGGACCACGGTGCCCCGTGAGCTTCCCTGGGGCCGCCCGCAGGTGCTACACATCTTCGAGGAGACCGAGCCGGACATGAACCGCGGTATTTCTGCGGTGGTGTCGGTCCTCAAGGAAATGAAGATGACCAAGCAGTACCGCGACGTGGTGCTGCAGAACGCTGTGACCAACGCGATGTACGCCGCGGCCATCGAGTCCGATCTCCCGTCCGAGGTGGTGTTCGGGTCGCTGGGCGCGGGCAACATCTCCGACCCAAACAACCCTCTCATGAGCTACATGCAGTCGGTGGCCGCCTACGCCACCAACGCCAAGTCGCTCCAGCTCGACGGGGTGAAAATCCCCCACCTGCATCCGGGCACCAAGCTCAAGTTCTACCCCGCCGGTCAGGTGGGCGACAGTGGTTTCGAGCGCCGCATGCTGATGCACCTGAGCAGCGCGTTCGGCTTGAGCTACGAAGAGTTCTCGCGCGACTTCACGAACACGAATTACAGCTCCGCCCGCGCCAGCATGATGCAGTCGTGGCGGCACATGGTCAGCAAGAAGCGCCGCACCGCCGATCGGGTCGCCAATTTCGTCTACGGCAACTGGATCGAGGAAGAGATCAGCCGCGGCGATCTGCCCCTGCCTCCCGGCCGCACCCGAGCGGACTTCTACCTGCCGGGCCACCGCGATGCCTACACCTCGGCGGAGTGGATCGGCGCGGCGCGCGGCCAGATCGACGAGGGCAAGGAAACCGACGCAGCCATCGCCCGGATCGACAAGGGCCTATCCACCTACGAGGACGAGTGCGCCCGGCTGGGCAAGGACTGGCGCAAGGTGTTCGCCCAACGAGCCCGAGAGCGGTCCAAGATGCAGGAGCTTGGTATGGCCGACCTGGATGCACCCAACAAGCCCGGTACCCCGGGGCCGAAACCTGCGGTATCATCCGAGGCAGCATGATCGACATCCACCAAATCACCGCCGAACCCCTGCTGGTCGCGCCGCACGCCTCGATGGCGTTCGCGTCGTCGCTGGCCGGTGCGCGCAAGCCCGAAGAGTTCGACCACTCGCTCGACGTGGCCGCGGTCTACGGCGCCTCGGTGGCCCCCCGCGAAGAGAAGACCTTCGCGTTCGATCCCGGCAGTGGCGTGGCGTTCATCCCCGTTCGCGGCACCCTGCTGAACCGCTTCGGTGGCGCTTACTCTTGGGCCACCGGCTACCAAGCGATCACCCAGATGGCCGCCGCCGCCGCCGCGGACCCGCAGGTGCGGGCCGGCGTGCTGGATGTGGACAGTTTCGGTGGTGAGGCCGCCGGCTGTTTCGAGTGCGCGGCGGGCCTCCGGGCAGCGTTCCGCGCAGCGGGCAAGCCGCTGATCGCGGTCGTCAACTCCAACGCCTACAGCGCCGGCTACGCGCTGGCCGCCGCCGCCGACCGCATCGTGCTGATCCCCAGCGGTGGCGTGGGCTCGATCGGCGTGGTCACCATGCACGTCGACTACAGCAAGAGCCTGTCGTCGGACGGCATCAAGGTCACCTACATCCACGGTGGCGCGCACAAGGTTGACGGCAACCCCTACCAGCCCCTGCCGGATGACGTGCGCGCCGACATTCAGACGCGCATCGACGAACGCTATTCCGCCTTCGTCGCGCACGTCGCCGCGATGCGCGGCCTCTCCGATCAGGCAGTGCGCGACACCGAGGCCCGCATGTTCGGCGCCAAGGACGCGCTCGCCCTCGGCCTGATCGACGAAACCAACACCGCACCGGAGGCGTACACCGCTTTCGTGGCATCCCTGCCGGCTACCACCGGCTCTTTCCAACTGGAGGCCACCGTGCCCGACACCGACCAAGCCGCCGTCGCGGGCGCGGAGCGCGCTCGCACCAAAGCGATCATCACCTCCCCGGAAGCCGCCGGCCGCACCGCCCTGGCGAACAAGCTCGCCTTCGACACCAACATGGACGCCGAGACCGCCGTGGCTCTCCTGGCTGCTGCCCCCGTGGCTTCCGCCGCACCGGCCGCTGCTGCAGCGGATCCGCTGGCCGTTGCAATGGCCGCCGCCGGCACGCCGGGCATCGTCCCGGATGGCACCGACTCGGCCGCGGCGGACGAGACCAGCGCCACCGTCGCCCGCCTGCTGGCTTTCCAGCGCAAGAAGTAAGGAGCCACCAACATGGCATACCCCCAAGTCGCCAGCCGCAGCGTCGAATCCTTCGCGCCCGGCCACATCTACGCCGGCATCTCCGATGTCGTGACCGCCCCGGCCATCATGGTCGCTGGCACCTACGTCTACCTGCAGGTCATGGGCCGCATCACCGCCTCGGGCAAGCTCAAGGCGCACGACCCCGCCGCCTCGGACGGCAGCCAGGTCGCGGTCGCGCTGTGCGCCATCCCGGCCGTCTACACCGCTGACGCCACCCCCGAGGTCATCGTCTCCGGCCAGTTCAACATCGAGGCCGTCACGTTCAACGCCTCGGTCACGACCGACGCCGCGAAGCTGGCCACGTTCCCGATCGGCTCGCAGATCGTCCTCAAGAAAACCGCATACGGAGCCTGACCATGAGCGTCGACATCTACGGTACCCAGGTCCTCGCGGGCGTCATCCGCGAGTCCAAGCCCACCCTGCCGGGCTTCTGGCTGAACTTCGTCACCCGCGTCTACAACAGCGAGGTGGCCGAGATCCACTTCGACCGTGTGACCGGCCTGGCGCGCAAGGTCGCCCCCTACGTCATGCCGACCGTCGCCGGCAAGGTCCAGCGCCACGGTGGATTCCAGACCGAGAAGTTCACCCCCGCCTACGTCAAGATCAGCGACACGCTCGACCCGAGCCGCACGCTGTCGCGACGCCCCGGCGAGCCCTACGGCGGCATGATGTCGCCTTCGCAGCGCCGTGACGCCTTGCTGGCCGAGTACCTGCAGGAACAGCGTGACGCCATCGAGCGCCGCTGGAACCTGATGGCCGCCGAGGTCATGCAGAACGGCACGCTGGTCATCGCGGGCGACGACTACCCGACCACGACCATCGA